CTTTCGACGTGGCAAGTCATAGCGAAGCATCATCTTTTGCACGTACTTCACATTCTCATTTGTCAATTCAGCAATCTCAGATGATGAACGAACCCCGTCGCACAACGGAACAATCTTATCAAAGCGAGCTTTTGCCACATGGCTCTTCGGGTGATTCATATAAACCTCCTACAGTTAATGATTCACCTATATTATCCAGCGCCACCACAATAAAATCAATAGAGAAAGTCGATTATTCTGAATACTGGTGTATGCAAGTTCTTGATACAAATAATTATGTGTCTGAGGACGGAACAATCCACCACAATAGTGGTAAATCGCACATGGTTGCGAGAAAAATACTCTATCGTTTACTAAAAGAAGATAAAGTAAAGCACAACTTTCTAATCATTCGTAAAGTAGACAGAACCATCAAGCGCTCTGTATTTACGCTAATTAAAAACGTCATATCTAAATGGGGGCTTTCTGATGAGTTCTCAGTGAATCTAACAGACAAAACCATAACGTATAACTACAACGGCTCTCAAATAATGTTTAGTGGCCTTGACGATGTAGAGAAGCTAAAGTCAATCGAGGGTGTTACATCTATATGGGTGGAAGAAGCTACAGAGTTAAACCAGGAAGACTTCGAACAATTAGATTTACGCCTACGTGGTGAGTTCGGATGTTTAAAGCAAATCATTCTTACGCTAAACCCTATTAGCGAACAGCACTGGATTAAAAAGGTTTTCTTTGATGATCCGATTGATGGCGTTTTCACTTTAAAGACCACTTACCTAGATAACTCGTTTATAGATGATGAGTACAAGATGGTAATGGAGAACAAAAAGAAAACGAATCCAAGATACTACAATATCTATGCGTTAGGTAATTGGGGAACAGCAGAAGGTCTAATATTCAACAATGTAACCAGTAGATTAATTAGGACAGAGGAAATAGCAGGCCTAGAGTGTGTACAAGGTTTAGACTATGGTTATACGAATGACCCATCAGCATTTAACCAGTCATACGTTGACATGGATAATAAGGTGATATACATTTACGATGGGTTTTATCAGAAAGGTATGCAGAACTCAGAGATAGCCGAAAAGATTAAGTCTCAGCTGTGGCACAAGCGATTAACAACGGCTGACAGCTCAGAGCCAAAATCTAATGACTACATAGCATCAAAAGGTGTTAGAATAGAGGGAGCTAAAAAAGGCAAAGACTCAATTAATCAAGGTATTGACTTTTTGCTAGAGTTTGAAATTGTGGTTAATGCTCACCTGGTTGAGTTTATGACTGAGTTTGAAAACTATTGTTGGGCGGTTGATAAAGATGGAAAGACAACAAATAAGCCAGTTGATGATTTTAATCACTTTATAGACAGCTTGAGATATGCGGTTGAACGATTACACATAAACGTTAAGCCAAGCAAAGCACCAAAGTTTTATTAATAGGAGTATTAGAATGAAAGTATTGATTGAGGTAGGAGAAGTCTATCCAGTGTATTGGATAGGCGATAGTGAAAGCGATTGTATCGAGTTAGATATGAGTGAGAAAGATTTTAACAGGATTAAGATGGTGTTAGAATCTTACTCAGTGGTTCAAAAAGAACTTAGCGATTTATGCGAAAAGAAGAATGAAGAAAATAGGAAGATAACATATACTGGTCAACAAGTTAGCGATGCTGCTATTGATATTTTAAATTATCTAAATAAGCCAGGCGTAAAGCTAAAGCTATAACAGGAGAAGTAGAAATGAGTTTCGACAAAAGAAGAGTAAAGATTATGCTTAGTGGCAAAGTTATAAAAGAGATTGAAGTATCAAATAATGATGCTGATGTTATAGTTACTAAAGATGGCGATTTTGACGGATTTGTTCAAGAGTTAATAACTAGTCTCGATATTAAACAAGAAGAGCAGGAGAAGTAAAATGAAACAAGATACAAAGGTGAATAGACTCAGCGATAAACACAAAGCATTGTTAATAGTATTGCTAGAAGTCGGTATTCTTATAGGGTTATTATTCGCAGAGCTTTTGCCATGAACGAAATAAACAACGAAATACTAAAGCAACAGGTTCAGTTACAGCGGTTAATAACGTCACTGCTCAACGAATCTGTATACCCTGCGCTAAAGGATAATAAGACGGCTATTCGTGCGTTATTACTTGATGCAGAGGAGCTAACGTCTGTAACCCAGGTTAATCGCATTACTAGAGAAGTATCAAAGATAATTGCTGATAACTCTACTAAGGCATGGTTAGCCGTTAATGAAGGGTTTGAACAGTTTACAGAATACGAAATGACTCAGCTTGCTTATTCGTTTGCTGCATCAGGTTATGCTGTGAAAGGCGTTGATGATGTGAATAACTACATAGCAAAATCACTCATGAGCCTAGAAGGTAAAAACCCGGCAACAGGCGTATGGGCGGATTTTGTTAAAGGCAATGTGACAGGCCAGGCCGAAGTAATCAATAACCAGATTAAGCAAGCGTTTGTTCACGGTGACACGATTAGGCAAACAGTAGCAAGAATAAACAATGCTATGGACGGGATTATTATGAATCGAGTTGAGAACCTAGCAAGGACTGGTGGCAGTCATTACTCAGCAATGGCAAGAAAAGCATTTGCGGAAGCTAACTCAGATATTATTGATCGTGAATACCCAATGGTAACATTCGACAGCCGTTTAAGTGTTACCTGTGCAAGCATTGGCGCTAAGTACGGTGATAAAGGTTGGCCTGTTGGAAAATCACCAGTAGGTTATCCGCCTTACCACCCAAATTGTTTATTTGAAGACGCTTTCATAACGTCCAGTATCGGCATTACGTCTGTTAGTAAAAGGGTCTTTAAAGGAACTAAAATCACAATCAGCTCCTCCAGCGGTGATAAAATTTCCACCACGCCAAATCACCCTATACTCACTAGAGCAGGGTGGAAGTTTGCTAAGGATATCAATCTGAGCGATGAGGTTGCTAATCAGTCCTTCGGTAAATTTATTGGATGTATTAATGGGAACAATAATAACGCTAATCCCACGATTAAGCAGGTATTTGACTCTTTTGGGAGTTCTAGCGAGGTGGTCACCACCAAAGTGCCAACCACCGCCCCAGATTTCCACGGCGACGGAATTAATGACGAAGTCGCAGTTATACGTTCCAAAAGCCTTTTGTTGAGTGAAGTCAAGGCCGACTTTATTGAAAATTTTGGCAAATTTTTCCTCAAGCTCGGAGACTCCAGTGAGGTTTTTCTCTCTCGTGATGGCTCTTTGTTCGAGAGATTCGGCACTATTAATTCTGCCTCTAGCGGCGATATTTGCAGCACGAGTGAGATTCTTGATTTCTTCGGGGCTTGCTTTAGCCATTCTGGCGAATTGTTGCTCACTTCTATTTCTGATGTGAATGCCATTTTGCTTGAGAACTCTTTTAATGACGTTTCCGCTAGTGTTGAAAATCTTAGCGACACCTTCGTAACCGATTCCAGACTGGTAGGTGTTGATAATATTGTTGATATCTTCATTAGAAAATTGGATGATTCTTCTATTCTTAACTTCAACCCCATTATCCCTGAGGATTTTATAGACGGCGGGTTCTGTGACACCAAGCTTCTTGGCGATTTTCTTTCCAGAGATTCCAGATTTGTACATTTTAATAATGTCTTTGATATTAGTTCCGTTCATGTTGACTCCGAGTATGTTTATAATATAGAAACATTACCGCATTGGTATGGCGTTAACAATATTATAACACACAATTGCAGAACAACTATTGCACTAAGGCTGAAAGGCGAGAAAGAAAGTCCTGTTAATGATGTTAATGAATGGCTAAGTAATCAAACACCAGAGTTTCAAGATGATGTATTAGGGCCAACAAAAGCAGATGCATTTCGCAAAGGTGCAAAGCTAGATAAATTTACCGATATGACACAAAGACCATTGACTATTGATGAGCTTAAAAGTCGTGGTGTTGTTAAAGAAGATAAAGAGGATTAGATTAAATGATATACTTTAACTATCAAAAAATTAAAATTAATTAATAATTACTATTTGACTTTTTATCAAAAGTGCTATAATGAACCTATTAATTTTTAAGGCGTAGATATGTCAATAGAGTTTCACGATGATTTTAACAGCATGATTCCGCACGTTAAAGCGGTTCGTGATGCTGTAAGCGGTTCAATCGCTGTTAAAGATGCAAAGTACGCCTACCTTCCGCACCCTTCTCAGGTTGACAAAGACTCAGCCAATGCAAAAG